GCGAGAAGTGCAGGTCAAATGAAAAAATTCCCTCAAGCGGCTAAAGATCCAAATTCAAGATTAAGGCAGGCGAGGAGAAGGTGGAGATGCTAAATGAAGCAAGATTGGTTTATATATTTTATTATTGCTTTGATGAGCCTTTTAACCTCTGTAATTCTTTTTCAAAAAAATTTATACGCTGAGACCAATACCGTGTCGAGTACGGTAGTAACAAATTCAACACCACCTACTGCAAACGCTCCAACGATTATGAATAACAATAGTGATATATGTACAGTTGGTGTGGGAGCTAGTGTACAAAATAACGTTGTTGGTGTAGCCACAGGCGTGGTCATTGACGACGAGCTGTGTCAAAAATTAAAGTTAAGTCGATCGATGTATGCCTACGGCATGAAGGTCGCTGCGGTATCCATACTTTGTCAAGACCCTCGAGTCTGGGACGCCATGACCGATGCAGGCACCCCGTGCCCTGCACGAGGTTCTATCGGCGCCGAAGCTGCTCAATATTGGACAGATAATCCAGACGAAATTCCAGAGGGAAGTAAATATAAAACTGAATACGTACAATCTAACAAATCAGAACCAAGGGAGTTTAGTGATGCAGACAATGCTTTATTCTTTAAAACTTTGTTTATTATTGCTACTGGTCTCCTTATCTTCTAAAGCAGACTGTTTACCTGACGTTGAGGGACTTTGCACTCCAGGCGTTACAATAGATGAGCAAGTTACTGTAGAAAAAACAGAAGAAGATAAAGGCACAGAGATTATCTTCACAACAACCACTACAAAAACTACCACAACAACCACTGTTACTAATGAAGACTCTGGTGATATTTTAGATGGGGATAATGATTATGTTACAACAAGCAAAGAGGGTGACATGGATTATGACTGGGGTGGTGAAGGTCCTGCTAGTATGCCTTCCGGTACATCGTGTGGTCAACTAGGCTCAGATAAATGTGCCATGATTGCAGGAAGTGGCAATGATAAATCTCGTATGGGTGTTGATGGTATGGGCACCACTTTTTATCAAGAAGTTGATATTTCTGATTTAAGTATAGACAACGGCGGTGAAGTAACATATTCAATCAAAGTCGATAAACAAGATGCTCAAGATAGAATCTACATGCACGTTACAGGAACTGGTGGAGGGACTACCGTCTTTTCAGGTACTGACATCCTGTCTGAATCTGGCGTATCATCAGGTTACCAATCATATAGTAGCTCTTTCGATTTCAGTGGCGTTTTAACAAAGGTCACAATTGAAATAGGTGGTCGTGATATTAATCTTGCTGTCGGTCCAATGTTTGATGATGTATCGGTTAATGTTTTTTACAATGTTATCTCTACTATTATTGAGCAACAAATAACTACAGTAGAAGAAATAGTTTATTTAAATCTTACTGATTCTACTCAAATAGATTTAATTGAAGAGATAATTGAATATAACGACATTAAAATTGATAATGAAGGTAAAGTAGAATTTATTCCTATTGAACCTGATCAACAAGAGGTAACTTACGAAACCGTAGAAGCTGAAATAGACTTTAAACTAGATGATTTTAAGCCTGAACCAGAAATGGAAATGGCTTCCGTTGAAATGGAAATGGAATTAGAAATGGAAATGGATATAACAGAACCCGAGGAAATTACTGATGAACCCATTCAAGAAGAAGAAATCGAATCCGATAGCGAACCTGTTGAAGAGCCCGCTGTGGAAACAGAAGATAGTGCCGGACAAGAAGAAGTACAATCGGAAGAAGCTGAAGAACCCAAAGACGAACCTGTAAAAGAACCCTCAGCAAAAGAAAAAGCAGCTACAAAAATTGTAAAAGAGATTGATGATAAAGAAAGGTATGATGATACTGCTCAAACAAAAACCTTAATTGTTATGCAAATACTCGGAGATACTAAAACATTCTTTAATTCACAATCTACAATTATTGATACCAATGTTAATGAATATTTAAACAAGACAATTGAAGATCAATATGGTATGTTATTTGATCTAGCACAGGAAGTAACCATGGAGGATATGATAAATGCCCAGTATTGAGTATCAAGGAATGAAGTTTACTGGTGGTAAGTTCTTTCTTATCTTATCACTAATAGGTGCAATCATTGGTGGTGGTTGGACTGGTTACAAGTTTTATGATGATTACTTGGACATGAAAGCTAAGATAGAAGAATATACAGCACCTGATTTATCTTCTTACGATGAACAAATTGCAGTCATTAAATCAGAATTAGATATGATATTAGATGAAATTACCTTAGTGGCTGATGTTGCCAAAGAACTTAAAGGGGACATGAAATTGGACCTTCGTTCCATGTCTAATGACATCCGACATATTACTGAGATTGTCAATGACGTTGAAGACAGACAAAAAGAAGATACAAGAGAGATATTTGATGAGTTAAAAGTTATAGAAGAAAACCTTGACTTACAAATTAATAAAGCTTTAAATAACCCTTTAAACAACATGAGTGCAAAATCAAAATGAAACTAGACCTTAAAACCATTCTTCCATACTTAGTATTGACAGGCACTATAGCTATGACTTGGGGAATGTGGTCTGAAAGATTAAATGCAGTTGAAAAGAAAGCAGACGCTGTTGCAGAAATGCAACAAGATATTGCTATTATTAAAGAAAGAATTCTTCAAATGGATGACCGAGTCATGTGGATTGAAGAGTTTCTAATTAAAACAACTGACTATTAATGAATAGTTGGTAATTCAAAATCAAATTCTACAATAACCGTTAAATCTTCGGCTTCTGTTTTCGGGTCATTCATGATATAAAAATATACGAAAGGAAAAATAATGGAAGAATTTAATGTAGTCTACAAACTACAAAGACACTTAAAACAAGCTATTGAAGACTGTAAAGATACTGTTATGTCAGGTGTTGACAGTCATGAAAAATATCAATATCTTGTGGGAAAAGTTCAAGCATTTGAACAAACGTTACAGGAAATCTCTAACCTGCTAGATAATAAGGAGCGAAACGATGACTGATGTAAAACTTGCATTGCAAGAAAAATATAAAGAAGAAGATAAAAAAGAAGCTGAAGAAGACAAGAAAAAAGTCAGAGCGGAAAACCTCTCTGAAGAACTATTAGCAAAACTTCCCAACCCTTCTGGTTGGAGAATACTAGTATTACCTTTTGAACCTAGAGATAAAACAAAAGGTGGTATTATCATTGCTCAAGAATCATTAGACAAATTACGCATAGCCACGAACTGCGGTTATGTAATCAAAGTTGGACCATTGGCCTATAAGGATGAAGAAAAATTCTATACCGGCCCTTGGTGCAAAAAAGGTGATTGGGTAATTTTTGCCCGATACGCCGGATCACGGCTCCCGATTGAAGGTGGAGAAGTGCGATTACTAAACGATGATGAAGTCTTAGGGACCATTAGTAACCCCGAAGATATTCTACATCATATTTAAACATAGGAGAAAACTATGCCCGAAGAACTAAAAAAAGAAGAACCGATGATTGATGTCGGTGAAACCGATGGAGCAGAAATCGATTTAGAAAAAGATTATTCTGCACCAGAACCAAAAGAAGAACTACAGGTTGAGGAATCAACCGATTCGGGGGAACAAACAAAAACTGAAGAAGAAACAAAAGAAGAGGCACCACAGAAAGAAGAATTAGAACAATATAGCGAGGGTGTCAAAAAGAGAATTGCCAAGCTAACACGTAAAATGCGTGAAGCAGAACGTCAGAAAGAAGAAGCGATTATATATGCGAAATCTATAGCAGATCAACAAAGGAAACTACAAGATAGATATCAAAGTCTAGATACGAACTATGTATCTGAGTTTGAAAGCCGAGTGAAATCAAGCCTGGAGGCAGCTAAGGGAAAGCTGAAAACAGCAATTGATGCACAGGATGTTGATGCTCAAATAGCCGCACAAACAGAAATAGCAGCTCTGACAATGGATGCAGCTAGACTTAATCAAGTAAAATCTCAAAAACCAGAAGCACCAAAACAGGCAGGACAACCTGTATCACAGCAACAAGGATACATGAATGCAGGAGAATTAAAACAAGCCGCGCAACAAATGGACCCAAAAGCAGAAGAATGGGCTTCTAAAAATACTTGGTTTGGTACAGACAGTGCGATGACATATACCGCATTTGACATACATAAAAAACTGACGGAAGAAGAGGGATATGATCCTTCTAGTGAGGAATATTATCAAGAAGTGGATAAAAGAATAAGACTTGAATTTCCTCATAAATTTGGTACAACAGAAAATACTACATCAGAGAAACCTTCTCAAACTGTAGCATCAGCCAAACGTCCAGGTATGGTAGGACGCCGTAAAACTGTGAAACTCCCACCATCACAGGTCGCAATAGCTAAACGATTAGGTGTGCCACTTGAAGAATATGCGAAACAATTAGTCGCGAAGGAGGCATAAGCATATGGAAAACGAAACAAAAATAAACAAAACTTCCCGCGCGAGTCAAACTCGAGAGAAAGACTCTCGACCTAAAGTTTGGACTCCTCCATCATCTTTAGATGCACCCCCTGCTCCAATGGGATATAGACACCGTTGGATAAGAGCTGAAAGTATGGGATCCGATGACACTAAAAATGTCTCAGGTAAATTAAGATCCGGATGGTCATTAGTGAGAGCTGATGAATATCCAGAAGATGATTTTCCTTCCGTACAAGATGGCAAACATGCCGGGGTAATCGGAGTTGGTGGCCTATTGCTGGCTAGGATACCGGAAGAGCTCGCGCAATCTCGAGAAGAATTTTTTAATCAAAAAGTTTCTGATCGAGAACAAGCAGTTGAAAACGACCTCATGAAGGAGCAGCACAATGCGATGCCAATCAATCAAGAGAGGCAGAGCCGTGTAACTTTTGGTGGCTCCAAGAAAAACTAATCTTTTAGTTATTCCGAACCATCAACTAAACTAACATAAGGAGTAAATACAAATGGCAAATCAAGACAGTGCATTTGGTTTAAGACCTGTTGGTAAGGTTGGACAAAACGCAGATAACGGCGGTATGTCTGAATATCAGATTGCTGATAACGAAGCATCTTCGATATTTCAAGGCGACCCTGTTATACCACAAGCCTCTAACACAGGCTTCATCGACGTGGCGGCTGCTGGCAATACACTACTAGGTGTATTTTGGGGTGTAAATTATACAGACCCTACAACTGGAAAACCAACATTCAGAAACCACTACACACAAACAAATATCACTTCCGGTGATATTGACGCTTTCGTATATGACGATCCATACGAGAGATTTGAAGTACAAGGAGACGGTGCTTCAGCAAGAACTGATATATTTAAAGTAGCTGATATCGTGTACGCTGCTGGTTCAACAGTAAATGGAACATCCAATGTTGAATTAGACGTATCTGATTTAGCTGCAACAGACGGCCAATTAAGAGTCGTCGGTATATCTACTGACCCAGATAACAGCGAAATAGGCTCAGATAACATAAACTATATCGTTTCAATTAACGAGCATACGCTCAAGCAGGAATTATAGGAGTAATTAAATATGGCTATATCACGTAATCAACTCGTTAAAGAGTTAGAGCCAGGTTTGAATGCACTATTCGGCTTGGAATATAATCGTTATGAGAACCAGCATGAAGAAATCTTCACTAAAGAAACTTCAGACAGAGCTTTCGAAGAGGAAGTAATGTTAAGTGGCTTTGGTAATGCTGGAGTTAAACCGGAAGGTTCTGCAGTTACATTTGATAACGCGCAGGAAACCTACACATCTAGATATCAACACGAAACTGTTGCATTAGCATTCTCAATCACTGAGGAAGCTAT